CATCAACGAGAAGGCTAAGAGCCTCGGGCTTGTCCTAAATAAGTCCACCAAGCGATATGAGCCAGCAGAAACAAAGTAGCTCAGTGGTGCGCTATCAGCTCTACCCCTCACTTATTGACGCTTACACGAACTACTCCCAGTCCGAGGTAATCTACAATAAGTATTGGGGTGGGGCTGAGAGCCCTGACTTTACGCTCGAAGAGTACGAGGCGCAGGCGTTCCAAGATCTCATCGACAAGATCAACAGAGTTCCGAAAGACCTTATCAAGGCGGACGTCGGCACAGCGTTCAACGAGCTGGTAGACTGCCTTATCCTCGGGCAGAAATCCCCGAAGATGGAGGTAGAGAAGCTCTGCGACGAGGCAGGCAACGTAGTCTCTCTCAAGGCGCACTACAACAAGCGCACATTCATCTACCCCGTGGACTTCGTCCGCCTCTTCGCAAGCAACTACAAGGGGGCTATACCTCAGATGTTCGTCGAGGGCGTGCTACCGACAAGGCGAGGGGATGTGAGGCTCTACGGCTTCCTCGACGAGCTGATGCCCCTGAGCGTCCACGACATTAAGACGACAGGTTCGTACGAGGTGGGCAAGTTCAAGGGCAACGCCCAGCATCTTGTCTACCCCTACTGCCTCCGAGAAATGGGCTACACGGGCGTAGACCTATTCAGCTACGACGTAGCCGAGATAACGACGAACATAACAAAGCAGAACCCAGAGCCTCCCGAGGTGGTAGTGAAGCTCAAAGCGACATACAGCGAAGAGTACATATTTACCCCCGAGCGAGATATACCGCTCCTCGAGGACAAGGTAGTAGAGCTTATCGACTTCATCGAGGCGAACCGCCACCTAATCACCAACCCTAAAATCTTCGCAAGCGAATGATCTTCAACCTCAACGAAGAGCTTGGGCGAAGGCAGTTCAAAGAGCGGTGCGACTTCCTCCTACGGCAGGGCTTTCTTGTAGAGCTGACCGAGAAGCGAGGCAAGCGCACCCTCAAGCAGAACAGCTACCTGCACCTCCTACTCTCCTACTTCGCCCTTCAATATGGCGAGCGAATGGAGACTATCAAGCAAGAGGTGTTCAAACGCCACGTCAACCCCGACATCTTCCTCCAAGAAAAGGACGGTCGGGGTGTCGGGCGGTACTACGCCCTTCGCTCCAGCTCAGACCTCAATACAAAAGAGATGACCACAGCGATAGACCGCTTTCGTGATTGGGCTTCTATGGAGGCGGGTATCTACCTGCCCTCACCCGATGAGGACGCACTTATCGGGGCAATGGAGAGAGAGGTAGAAGAGAACAAACGCTGGATATAGACAATGCAATACTCACTCCGCCCCTATCAGCAACAAGCCTCCGACTCTGCCGTCCGCTACCTCGAGAACAAGGCGGTGACCAAGGGCGCAGGGCTTATCGTCCTGCCGACGGGGTCGGGTAAGAGCCTTGTGATAGCAGACATCGTCAACCGCTTAGACGACCACGTCCTCATCCTCCAACCCTCAAAAGAGATCCTCGAGCAGAACTTTCAGAAGCTGGTATCCTATGGGTATATCTTCTGCTCCATCTACTCTGCCAGCTGTGGGCAGAAGCGCATCAGTAAGGCGACCTTCGCCACGATAGGCAGCGTGTACAAGAAGCCCGAAGCCTTCAAGCACTTCCAATACGTGATAGTAGACGAGGCGCACCTTGTCAATGAAAGCCCCGACAGCATGTATATGCAGTTCTTCAAGGCTCTCGGAGGCGTGCGGTGCGTCGGTCTTACCGCCACCCCCTACCGCCTTTACAGCACCTCGGACGGGCAAGGCAACTTCGGCTCTATGCTTCGTTTCCTCACCCGCTTGCAAGGGCGCTTCTTCACCACGATACTCCACTCCACAGAGGTAGGCGAGCTTCTCCACGCTGGCTACCTCGCCAAGACGAACTACTACGCCGTAGACACGATACAGATAGACCGCCTCAAGGTCAATAGCACGGGGCAGGGCTACACAGACAAGAGCATACGAGACGAATATAGGCGCTCGGGCTTCTCGGGTAAGCTCGCCAACGTGGTAGAGCGCCTCCTCTACAACGCCCAGGTGCCACGCAGGGGCATCCTCGTCTTTACGCAGTTCATCGAAGAGAGCGAAGAGCTGATACAGCACTTCCCCAATATATCTGCGATGGTGACGGGCGAGACACCGAAGAGAGAGCGTGAGCGCATCCTTGCGGACTTCAAGGCGGGTAAACTCAAGGTGGTAGCCAACGTAGGCACGCTCACTACGGGCTTTGACTACCCCGAGCTTGATACGATTGTGGTAGCCCGCCCTACCCGCTCCCTCTCCCTCTGGTATCAGATAGTGGGCAGAGCGATACGCCCCCACGCCAGCAAGCAGGCTTCGTGGGTGGTAGACCTCTGTGGCACGTACCGCCTCTTCGGCAAGGTAGAGGACTTAGAGATGGTAGATACCTCCCCCGACCACAGAGGTCTGTGGCAGATACGCTCCAACGGCAGACCCCTAACGAATGTACTTATCCCAGCGAACTGATGATTTCCCCCAACGAACAGAGATATATAGACTTCCTCAAAGAGAAGATGGCCATAAGCCACGATAGTGGTTTCCAGATAGACCGAAACGACCTCACCCCAACCCTTTACCCCCACGTGAAGGACAGCGTAGAGTGGGCTATCCGTGGTGGGTGCCGTGCTATCTTCAGCTCCTTCGGGATGCAGAAGACCGTCACACAGCTCGAGATCCTGCGCCTGATTGTGAAGCACGAGGGCGGTAAGGCTCTCATCGTGTGCCCTAAGCGAGTGGTGCACGAGTTCACGCACCAAGCGAAGAAGCACCTCGGGATGGACGTACAGTACGTCCGCAACCGCTCCGAAGTAGAGGCGTGCACCTCGGACGTGATGGTGACCAACTACGAGCGAGTGCGAGACGGGGATATTGAGCCGTCCTACTTCATCGCTACATCACTCGACGAGGCAAGCGTACTGCGAGGCTTTGGCACGAAGACATACCAGACGTTCCTCCCCCTATTTTCGGGTGTTAAGTACCGCTTCGTGGCGACTGCAACGCCAAGCCCCAACCGATACAAAGAGCTTATCCACTACGCAGGATACCTCGGGGTGATGGAGACGGGGCAAGCCCTTACCCGCTTCTTCCAGCGAGATAGCACCAAGGCAAACAACCTCACGCTCTACCCCCACAAAGAGGATGAGTTTTGGGTGTGGGTCAGCTCGTGGGCTCTCGTCCTCACCAAGCCCAGCGACCTCGGCTACCCCGATGATGGCTATGAGCTCCCAGAGCTGAGAGTGCACGAAGAGGTGGTAAGCGTCTCGGGCGAGATGGAGTTTGACAAGGACGGGCGAGGCAAGCTATTCAGAAGCGCAGCGCTATCCCTCCAAGAGGGTGCAAAAGAACGACGAGCAACGCTATCCGATAAGATAGCCCGACTTGTTGAAATCGTGAACCGCCCCGAGAATAAAGATGACCACTTTCTTCTGTGGCACGACCTTGAAGATGAGCGTAGGGCTATCTGCTCCGCCCTCCCCGAGTGTAAAGCCGTCTACGGGTCACAGGATGACGACGAGGCGGACGAGATTATACGAGCCTTCAAGGATGGAGAGCTTAAGTACCTCGCAGCTAAGCCCGAGATGCTCGGTGAGGGGCTGAACTTCCAATACCACTGCCACAAGGCGATCATGTTCATTGACTACAAGTTCAATGATAAGTTCCAAGCCGTGCACCGCATCCACCGATTTATGCAGAAGCACCCCGTAGACCTCTACCTCGTGTATGCAGAGAGCGAGCAGGAGATCTTCAAGAGCTTTATGCACAAGTGGCAACAGCATAATCAGATGGTTGCTAACCTCGTGAAGCTACTGCGAGCCTACGGGCTTTATCACACGAAGAGCGAAGAGCGACTGATGCGCTTTATGTTCGGAGAGCGTGAAGAGGCGAGCGGTGAGCTTTGGCGGGCAATCAACAACGACAACGTGCAAGAGTGCCAGAAGATGCCCGACAACTCGGTAGACCTTATCGTGACGAGCATACCCTTCTCCAATCACTACGAGTACACACCGACATACAACGACTTCGGGCACAACGAGGATAACGAAGCCTTCTTCCAGCAGATGGACTTCCTCACTCCCGAGCTTCTCCGCATCCTTCGTCCTGGACGCTTAGCGTGTATCCACGTAAAGGACAGAGTGCTATTCGGCAGTGCCACGGGTGACGGAATGCCCACCATCGACCCCTTCAGCGAGATGACCGTCTTCCACTACATGAAGCATGGCTTCCGATATATGGGGCGTATCACGGTGGATACAGACGTGGTCAGAGAGAACAACCAGACCTATCGCCTTGGGTACACTGAGATGTGTAAGGACGGCTCGAAGATGGGCGTAGGATGCCCCGAGTACGTGCTACTCTTCCGCAAGCTACCAACGGACACCAGCCGGGCATACGCAGACGTGCCCGTGGTAAAGGACAAAGAGAAGTATAGCTTAGCAAGGTGGCAGTTAGACGCACACGCAAGCTGGAAGAGCTCAGGCGATAGACTCCTCTCCACAGAAGAGATAGCACGCCTCGACATAGCACAGATACGCACGCTGTTCCGCAACTTCAGCGAGGACAACATCTACAGCTTTGAGCGTCATCTGAGGCTTGCCGAGGACTTAGGCGAAATCGACAAGCTCCCTAAGACGTTCATGGCCATCGACCCCGTAAGCCACAAGGACTATATCTGGGACGACGTGACACGAATGCGGACGCTGAACACGACGCAAGCACAGAAGGGCAGAGCAAAGCACGTATGCCCGTTCCAGCTTGACATCGTGGAGCGACTTATCACACGATACAGCAACGAAGGCGACTTAGTGTTTGACCCGTTCGGAGGTATTCAGTCCGTCCCGTATTGCGCTATCAACCTCGGGCGAAGAGGGCTGAGCACTGAGCTTAATAAGGATTATTGGCGTGACGGGCTCTCCTACCTAAGAGAGGCAGAGATGCAGGTCACAAGCCCCACGCTGTTCGATGTACTATTTACAGACCAACAAGAATGAATATTGCAGACCTAACCACGGATGAGCGCAGAGTACACCAGCTCACCGCTATGAACAGAGCCAAAGAGGCTCTCGCAGAAGCACACAACACGCACCCCAGTAATTGGCTCACTGGGCGAGAGGCTTGTAAGCTTCTCGGTGTCTCAATGCCCACCCTCCTCAAGGGTCGGGCAATGGGTAAGTACCAATTCGTACACTACAACCGCTCGCGCTACTACTATGACAGACGCAGTCTTGAAGCAGTCCTTGGAGCAGAGGGTTCTGGAGGCGATACGTGCGAGGCTTGACGAACTCCAGCGGGCAAAGAGAATACCCCTCATCGTCCGCAAAGAGGAGATACCCGAGGTGGTAGGCTTGTCCTTCCGAGAGGTTAGACCAGCGCTGGTCGCTCTCGTTAGTTCTGGGCAGATACGCTTCGGCAGAACTATCAGCAGTCAGTACTTCACACTCCCCCACCTATGAAGCTCACCAAGGACGAAGTCGCCCTACTTGACAAAGACCCGAAGGGCTTACTCGTCCGAGCTTACAAGCTCCACTACCCCGAGATGAGCACCCGAGAGGTGGCAAAAAGAGTAGGGCTATCCCACACGAAAGTACATCAGATATTTACAGCTGAATTTACAGCTGAATTTACAGCGAAACCCGCTCCACCAAAGGGCAAACAAGGCATTCCGTTTACAGCTGAATTTACAGCTGGATTTACAGCGGGTGGCACCAAGGGCACAAAAAAAGAGCCTACCCTTACAGCGCTCCTCAAGCCGATATTTGAGAGCTTCTTCAAGAGCAAGACAAATATGGACTTCGTATGGAGCGCAAAGGAGATGAAGAGCCTAAAGGACTTCGGTGAGAAGCTCAGGGCATCAATCAAAGCCAAGGACAACCCACACGACGACGAGCATATAGCGTCGGCACTCCCTATATTCTTGTCCAAGATAGACGACCCGTGGGTGCTATCCCACCTATCCCCCTCCATACTAAACAGCAAGTACAATGAACTCATATCCCACATATCCCGACAACGCACTCTTACCCGAGCAGAAGAGCGACAGCAAGCAGACAATGCTCTTGAGGTACTCCAAGCTGGGGCTCTGTCTGTCCTCCAGAGATGAGCCAGCCCCGACGCTCCCCCAGCTCTCCCGAGCGATGGATGAGGGGCTGGTCCGCTCTATCTGCCAGCTCAAGAGAGACCCCGAGGCGAGAGAGCTGATGGAGGCAGAGGTGACGCTGGTAGTCGTAGACCTTTGGCAGTGGTTCGGGGCGAATGATAGCAGTGTGCGTCTCGCCCCCCAGCTCGTGAAGCAGATTATCAACACCTACCCCCACATGTACATAGACGACCTGCGCATCTTCGCAGAGAAGGCTCGGGCATCACTCTTCGGTAAGGTGTACGGCTCGTTCTCACCCGCCACGATGATGGAGTGGTTGCGTACCTATTGGAACGACCGCCAGCGAGCGATGGAGGAAGAGAGCTACGCCCAGCACCTCTCACTGAAAGAGGCGGGCAACTACTCCGCAAGCGCATCAGATAGATATTTCACCAACCTCGCTCACAAGATGACGAAATGAAGCGAACACCTACACAAGACGATATACAGCAGGCGATAGCCTCCAGCCAGACACTCCAGCGAAGCCTCGCAGGGATTATGGCTAAGGCGGTGGCAGACACCTTCGCCAAGCCCACGATGACGCAGAGCAGAGCCTACGCAATGTTCGGGCGTGCCAACGTAGAGCGGTGGTGCAAGCTCGGCTACCTTGAGGCTCGCAGAGCTGAGAGCGGGCGAGTAGCCTACTACACCGCAGAACTAATCAACGCACAAAACAAGAGCTTTTACTGATGGAGAGAGGGCCAATGTACAACCGAGATGAGGTTGTGGAGTTCGCACTTAGGCAAGTTATAGAGGGAGGAATGAAGCCCACCCACGCTGCGAGGCTTGCCGTGGCTAAGTATGACGTGTACACCGAGTGCTATATCTGCGACCTCGTCACGAAGCACCCACGATACAAGGAGTTCCGAGGCGGTAAACCCGCTGGTCCTGGCATCATCCCGAAGGAGGTTCTGGAGGGCGTCCACAAGATAGTTACAGAGAACCCGAAGATGCCGATAATGACCTGCGTCCAAAAGTACAAGGATGAGTCGGGGTGCCAATTCCCCGTAGAGTCCATACGAGCCAAGTACCGACGAACGATAGGCGGTGAGGGATTTGTGAAGAGAGGGCGGTACAAGACGGGTTTAGACTCCTCCGACTGCCTCCTTGACCTCTCCATTGACGAGCTTGTCCGCAGGGGCTACCTCTCAAGAGCAAAAGAATAGACACACTTTAACACACGTAGATATGAATGAACTGAACGTAACGGGGCGAGTGCTCCAAATCCTCCCCCTCCAGCAAGGCACGTCCAAAGCGGGCAAGCCTTGGAAATCCCTTGTGTTCGTCCTTGAGACGGGCGGGCAGTACCCAAAGAAAGTGCCCATTAAGCTCTTCGGAGATAGCGTGGACAAGTTCCCCCTGCAAGTCGGGCAAGAGGTAACCGCCTCGCTTGACCTTGACGGGCGAGAATGGGAGGGTAAGTGGTTCTCCGAGATCAAGGCGTGGAATATCGTCTACGCTGGCGCACAGCCCACCCCAGCCCCCACGGCTACACCTCAGCCCCCACCCACGGCACAGCCAGACACACCAGCCACACCAACACCCCCACAAGAGAGCAGTGACCTGCCATTCTAACGATGAACGCCACCCTTATAGCTACCGCCCTCCTCGCCTTGTCCTGCGTGGTGATGGCATACCTCCTATGGATGCTCCACTCACGCCTGCGACTTCTTGAGCGAATGGATGCTACCCGCAAGCGAGAGGCACGTGAACTCTCCAAGATGCAGGGCGAGGTAGAACACTACTTCTCGTTCGTCAGCGAACAGCAATACAAGATCCTCGAGATGCTTGGCAAGGTCAACGACTTCACCCTCAAGCTCGCAGAGAAGGTGCTGACCAAGGGTGAGTACCAAGCTCCCACGGCTAATCCCGTAGAGCTGGAGCGTGTGCCACGACCATTCCGAACGAAGCCCGTTATGAACCCGCAACCGACCACTAAGGCGAAGTAACTATGAGACTACGAGACATTGACCCCGACATCCTCGAGACGGACAGCCCGCTGGGCTTTTCCTATGACCTGCTCGAGGAGGTCGAAGGCATCGAGGATCTGTATAGCCGCGCACGCACCGACGCGAGCTATCGGGTGTACTCGGCGGAGATACGCCAGTACCTACGCCAGTACCTTATCTCCGTGATCCTACGCTCCTGCGCTCACTCGAAGCTCAAGCGTGAGCACCGTATTATAGCCCAGCGCCTCGAGCGACGCGACCGCTTAGCCTTCGCCGCCCTGCTTCGCGTAGATCCCGAGCAGGTGGTGTACTCCTACGACTATGAGGACGACACGGCCGTCTACCTCATAACGAGATACAGCGACCGCGTCGGCCATGGCATACCCCTCCCCGATGGTGCAACGCTTCACAGCGTCTCCGCCCTTAACAACGTCACCTACTACTCCCATAAAATCAAATAGCAACGACTATGACATACAGACTTTACAACGCAGAGACGCTCAACCGCTACGCCAAGGACTGCCACCAGCGATCGGTAGCTAAAGGCTTTTGGTATAAAAAGCACACCATCTATCATTGTCTGATGCTCGCTTTAGGTGAGCTTCACGAGGCGATCGAGGCTGACCGCTTAGGGAAGTGGGCCAATCTCACGCCCGAGCAGATAGAGGAACTCCGAGGTCTTGAGGGTGCAGCGTTCGTACAAGCGTTCCTGCAGATGGTCAAGGATACCGTGCAAGACGAGATAGCCGACGCCGTTATACGCCTGCTTGATCTGCTGGGGTGCTTGCTAAAGGGGGTAGATTTGACGCAGGAGGAGCTGGATATGGTGCCTGCTGCATACGACAACGACACCCCTCCAAACATGCTGACCGATGCATTGTTTGTTGTCGTTAGCGGCTCCGTCTATGGCATTATCAAAGACAAGGAATTTATATCAGTCCTCTCTCCCATAAAGTCCCTCGAAAATCTCTGCGACCACCTCGGCATCGACCTTATGACGCACATCGACCTCAAGCTCAAGTACAACGCCACACGCCCTGCCCTGCACGGCAAGAAATACTAAGAAGATATGACAACAGACAACATCATCGACCTGCTCATCATCGCCTGCGGTGGGCTATTTGTGTGGGCGCTCGCTGTGACCTTGACGCTGTGGAACGAGCGCAGGGACAACAGAAAGAACAACGAGGTCACCCGTGAGCAGATAGAAGCACAGCTGAGAGACCTTGTATGGGCAGACTTTGAGGAAGGGAACTTCCGAGCGCAGACTGGTCTCCCCCTCGATGCCTACATCCAAGAGTACGGAGGCAAATACCTCGCAAGTGGTAGCCGTACATCCTTCCAAGAGAACGACATCGCACGGCTTATGCCGACCATCGACGACGCAAAGAAAGAACTTAGGGCGTGGCAGGTGGAGCTTGTGTACCGACTATTCAAGCATAACTAATCAAGATGAATATGACGATCGAAGCATTCACCACTACCGTCTTAGTATTCTACGTTGTCTCAGTTGCGTTGCTCGCGGTCTTCTATTTCCGCTGTGTGCATTTAGAGTGTAAGGTAGACGTACTCCAAGCGTCCAAGGAAGACCTGCGGGAGAGCATGAGCAACACGAACTACTACCTCCACCAGCAACTCGAGCGGGTGAAGGGCGAGAACGAAGCCCTCCGCACGCAGAACCACCAGCTACGAAAGGAGCAACAGAAGCAAGACAACTAACCACGAGTGCGCCCTGCTTGGGTCAAGCCTCCCCTGCTATACACCTCCTTGGGGAGATCAGTGCGGGGCGCACTCTAACAACACAACGAATATGAAGAGGCAACACCCACTAAAGAGAGGCCCTAAAGGATGCTCCCTTTGGTACTACAGGGGCTGTGTTATAAAGGGCTTCCGTCACTGCCGAGGGCAAGGGCTCACCGAGAACACAAATATGACCCCCTATGCAATATATAAGTCGCAAGAGGACTATGATGAGGGCGACGCTGACGACATGGCTTCAGGTCTTAGACAAGCAATCTGCATCGTCGACGAGATCATAGAGAAGGAGAAGGAACGAGCAAGGATAATATAAATCACGCTACAACACAACGAACTATGACGCAAGAAGAACTGAAGTCGATGGAGTGCTTCGCAGCCATCTTGAACGAACGGCTGGAAGCGGTCACGGACAAGTACGAGGATATAGATGACCGCCTCAAACTCCTTGAGGATGCGCGTCTGAGTAATGCATGCAGAGTCATCGACAAAATACAAGAGGAGTATAACGAGCTGGACCACAAGCTCACCGACCTAAGCGATGCGGTGGAGGAGTTCACCAAGGCGGTACGCAAGATAAATAAGGAGGCACAGCTATGACACAAGAGGAAATAGAACGTGAGCTGTTGCCTCTCTGCTGGCGGAAGACGGGCAGGGATGATATGATAGTAGCGCACACGGACATCGGTATGTGCTTCTACATCCACCACATCGAGGGGAGTGGCTATTGGGGATATATCCTTGACTCGTGGCGAGACTTCGAGGTGGTGAAGCTCAAAGCCAAGACACTCGAAGAGGCTAAGGCACTATTCTGGGACTTGTACGCTGGGAACGTATGGAGCTTACTCAAGTGGAAGACAGAAGGGCAATAGGTTAACGAAAACGCAAATACTTAACAGATGGAAACGAACGAATACAGCAGCGCATTAAGCGAACAAATCGGAGGCAGTCACTATAAGGATATGCCTTTTCAGCCAATAAAACTTATCTCTATGCTTGATCTTGACTTCTTCCAAGGAAACGTAGTCAAGTATGTGAGTAGGTACAAGCTCAAAGACGGAGTGCGGGACCTCGAGAAAGCAAAGCACTACTGCCGTATGGCAATGGAGATGGAGAAGAGTTCACCCCGCCTATCAATGACGATATTACAGGCTGTATTTATCTCGGAAGGCTTCGTTACCTCCAACGGGCTTTCTAAGTGGGTGGCCGATATTATCGTCTATGTATACAGACGCAAGTGGAATGAAGCAGTTAAGGCTATCGATGCCTTATCTAAGGAGTACAACCAGAGCGAGCTTGAGGCTGCCAATGAGACCGAAGGCGGAGAACGCCTGGGTGATGATAAGCCGAAGATTAAGAGGGCGCAGCAATGGGATGTCGAGATCGTATATCTCCAAGCCCGATACAACACCCCCAAAGAGTAACTAACAACTAACTACACAGCCTATGCGAAAAGCTACCACCTCCAAGAAGCGGAGAGAGCCGAAGCCCGACCCGTACGACCTATTCGTCTTCCTTTGCCGAAGCTACATCAAAGAAGAGTGCGTCCGTGAGCTTCGGTTTCACCCCGTGAGGAGGTGGCGCTTTGACTACGCCATCCCCTCTCATAAGATAGCCATCGAGGTAGAGGGTGGCGTGTGGACTCAGGGACGGCATACTCGCCCCAAGGGCTTCTTAGGGGACATGGAGAAGTACAACACCGCCACCGCTCTCGGCTGGCGTGTTCTCCGTGTCACGCCCGAGACCCTCACCACTGGCGCTACACTCGACCTCATCAAGCAGACCATCAGAACAACTCAGCAGACAAGCGAATGAATACCACCGAGAAGCTCACATTGTCGGAAGCGGTCAAGAGGGCATACTCCACCCTCCCCGACTGCATGAACAAGTACCTCGCCCGTGACCTCGTTATCACGGGGGTAATCCTGCACACGCACCCCGAGTGCATAGAGAAGCGAGAGCGACTGCCCCGCCACTTCGCAACGGCCCTATCCCGAGAGTTACAGATGAACCGAAGTCAGCTCTCACGCTCTATCCCTGCGCTCATCGTCCGCTACAATACCTGCCCCGAGGACAAGAGGGCGGTGGTGGGTATCCTTGGCGCGCTGAGCGGGGGTGACGCACCGCCTTAGTGGTGCTTTCACTAAAATAGTGCAAAGATGGAAAATAAACCATAAAACGCACTCCATGAACAACAACTAAACACGCATATATACACAGATATATAAGCAGTGAAAATTTTTTCACTAAAAATTTGTCTGTGTGAAACATTTGCCTTATCTTTGTAGTGTCAAAGGGCAGAGAGCCACGAGACACGTAACGTAAACAAGACAAGACAATGGACACTAAGAAGCTCAGCTACCGCCAAGGCGAGTATGCACTAACCCCATCAAAGAAGTATGCAGACACCTACACACTCAGGGTTGACGACCTCGTAGAGTTCGTAGGTGGCGAAGATGACGCAGAGGACCTCGCCCGCACGCTGTTAGAATTCAGCTACAACGAGGCTATCAAGCGCTGCGAGAAGCAAGCCGAAACGGGTGACCTTCTCATGGCAAACAGCTCTATCGAGATTGACACGAGAAACGAGGGCGGTGATTTCGGCTGGATAAAGGTCAGAACCCGATACTTTTGGGCTGATGATGTAGCCGATATCGAGATGGACGTATATGTCGACGACCTCATGAAGGACGAAGTCGACGAGGACGGTGAAGAGATAGAAGACAACGTGAAGTACAACGATGTGCTTCGTGCTCTCAGAGACGAGTGGCTCGACCGCAAGATGAACGATGGCGAGCGTGGTGAGTTTGAGTGCATCTACGACAAGTCGGTAGAGAACTATCGCAAGCTTCACCCCGAAGAGTTCGAGGGCGAAAACTAACAGCATCAAGGGGGCGGGTAACACCGCTCCCTTTGTCATTTCAAAGAAAATAGTAACATATTGGCTTTTAGGCATAAAACCAATTTCACATTAACTAACTTTACAACATACAAAGCAAGATTATGAACTACTCAGATCTCATGCAAGCCTACATGGCTGAAAACGGCATCGACGCTAAGGGCGTCGTCTACCTCACTATCGCACGTGAGCCACTCGAGCGCATCGTCTCGGGCGACAAGAAGGTAGAGTTCCGTGACCTCTCAGACCACTACATCAAGAAGTTCTTCAAGGTAGAGGGCGACGCTGTGGTAGGCGTGAAGCCATTTACGCACGTCCTCTTTCAAGCTGGCTACTCGGCTACCTCGCCCCGTGCGCTGGTAGAGTTTGCTGGGGCAGGCACGAAAGAAGCCGAGCAGAAGAGCCCCCTCACAGAGAGAGGCAAGAAGGTCTATGCAGAGGCAGAGAGAGAGGGCTTCACCGAGGACGATGAGTGGCTGGGCATAGAGCTTGGCAAGGTGTGCGTCGTCGAGAACTTCTAAGACCCTAACCGCACCGCATAGCCACAAGGGCTGTGCGTATCATCATAACCAACTTAACTATCTTACATTATGGCAAAAGGCGATAACATCCGACGTTACAACAACGTGCGCTCGGGCGTCTCCGCAGAGAACCGAGCCGTGAAGAACCGCCCAGGTGGGTGGTCGGCAGGCGAAGCACGACGCACGCACCGAAGAGCCAACGCACGTGCCGTTAGGGCTCTCAGAGCATCAGCGTACTAAGCATGCGCCTCGCTATTGAGTGCATACGACAGATAGCGTCCAAGTCGGACAAGGTGATACTATTCCACTCGGCAACGGGTAAGGATAGTATCGCCTTGCTCGATTTATGCTACCCCTACTTCAAAGAGGTCGTGTGCGTCTACATGTACATGGTCGAGGGATTAGAGCATATAGACAAGTATATCATTTGGGCGAAGCAGAAGTACCCCAAGGCTCGCTTTATCTCAGTACCGCACTACGCCCTCACCCAATACATCAAGGACGGTGCGTTCGGCTGTGAGCAAGACCCCAAGCAGCGCATCAAGACGCTAAGCGACATCACCGAGGACGTGCGAGCTATGACGGGCATAGAGTGGGCTATCTACGGCTTCAAACAGACGGACAGCCTCAACAGACGCATCATGCTACGCACCTACGAGCAGGAGATGATCAACGAGGCTACGAAGAAAGCCTATCCCCTCTCGCTCTACAAGAACAAGGACGTAGAGGCGTACATCAAGCACAAGAGGCTCATCCCCTCGCTCAAGTACGGCAACGGACAGAGCCAAGGCACGGACGTATCGAACATCCCGTTCCTGCTATTCTGCCGAGACAAGTACCCGCAAGACCTCGAGCGAGTGATAGCACGCTTCCCCGAAGTAGAGAAGATACTATTCGACTACCTTAACTACGACCCCAAGTATGACCAAGGCGATTAAGCAAGCCCCAGCCCGTGAGGTGATGCGCTCAGAGATACATTTCGCAAGCTACAACCCCCGTAAGCTCTCAGAGGACGCACGCAAGCGCCTCAAGGCAAACCTCAAGCGGATAGGCTTAGCAGGGGGCATCGTGTGGAACGAAGAGACGGGCAACCTCGTATCAGGGCATCAGAGGCTCTCCATCTTAGACGAGATACAGCGCTACGACCCCGAGACGAGCGAAAACGACTACCCCATCAGAGTAGAGGTGCTACACCTCACAGACAAGGAAGAGAAGGAGCAGAACATCTTCATGAACTCTACCACCGCACAAGGTGAGTTCGATAGCGACCTACTCGCAAAGATGCTCCCAGAGATTGACGTAGACCTCGCAGGTCTCGATAGCTCGGACATAAGCATCCTAATGGCTGAGACATCAGCATTTGACATAGTAGACTACCACCAAGCCTCAACACAAGGCTTCACAAGCGTAGCAACGCCCCTCTCAGACGAAGAGAGACAAGCACGCAAGGAACACGTCAAAGAGGTAAGAGCGCAGACGGCAGGAAAGATGGAAGGCGAGTACTACGAGGGCGAAGCCTATGTAACACTCTCCTTCCAGAGCTACGCCAATAAGCTCTACTTCATGGAAATGCTCCAGCACGCCCTACCCGACCAAGGTATCAACCCCTCGGACAAGTACCTCAAGGGCGAAGCAGTACACGAACTAATAGCAGGATAGGGATATGGCTAAGAAGGCAACGAAGAAGGAGGCGACAGCCCCCAAAGATAACACTCGCCCACGCCCACAAGGTGGCGGGCGCAAGCGTCTTGACACGCCCTCCCTTGACACTATCCGCCAGCTCGCAAAGACCACGTTCGGGAATAAGAGCAAGGTGGCTGAGGCGTTGGGGGTATCACGCTACCGCCTCCTCATGTGGGAGAAGGAGAACCCCGAGATAGGTGAAATCTTCCGTGAGCAGTGGGATAAGCGCCTTGACGTGTATCTTGACACGGCTCACCTCCTCGCAGTGGGGCAGATGGGCGAGGATGAGAATGGGAACAGAGTGTACATTGTACCCCCCGACTCCAATATGGTACGCTTCATGATTGAGAAGTACGGGAAGATGGCAGGCTTCGGGCAGGAGGTATCTGTAAACGTCAGCGGAGAGATGAAGGTGGGCGTACCTATCTCTAAGTGGATAGCAGATAATACCGAGTAGTTATGGCCGTAGAGAGGGAGACCAATACCCCCGTACACTCCGTCTACCACCCGCTCTACAAGAACAAGGATAAGTTCATTGTGCTTATCACGGGCGGGCGAGGCTCGGGGAAGAGCTTTGAGGTGGCTCGCTTCCTCGAGCGCTTGACGTTTGAGAAGAACCGCAAGATACTCTTCACTCGCTACACGCTGGTGTCAGCGAGTAAGTCTATCATCCCCGAGGTAGAGGACAAGATAGAGCGAGACGGAACGCAGGAGTACTTCAAGGTGACGAAAGACCGCATCATCAATAAGTACACGGGCAGTGAGCTTATGTTCATGGGTATCCTTGCCTCTTCGGGTAATCAGACGGCAAAGCTCAAGAGTATCCAGGGCGTGTCGGTGTTCGTGTGCGATGAGGCGGAGGAATGGCGAAGCGAAGAGGACTACGATAAGATGGTGCTCTCCATTCGTACTAAGGGGGTGCAAAATATGGTCATCGTGGTGATGAACCCAGCCAGCACCTCCCACTTCGTCTATCAGAAGTACATCAAGGACACGCACCGCATAGAGGTGATAGATGGAGTCCCGGTGCAGATAAGCACGCACCCCAACGTGCTACACA